GTTCGGTGTTTTTATTGATAATTCAGTTGACGAGGTGACGCCTTTGAAAATGCCGCTTGCGGCCATTTTCGTGTTTTCTTCAATCAGTGCTTCGGCCTCTTTTTGATCATTCTTGTTTGTGATGATCTTCTGACCGGTGAATGCTGAAAGAATACCAGACAACAGAACGACGAGAACCGCACCTGTTTGTTGAATTTCAGTTGCGAAAGGTAGGTTCCATATCGGTGACAGGCCTGAATATGCGAGCGTGATCGCGGTGATGATACCGGCGACGATCGAAAGTTTTTTCGCAAGATTATTCATTTTCGTTTTTCTCCTCTTGTGTGTATATTGTTGTCAATTCTACAATGCGCTGATTGATCAGTCGCAAATTGTGTTCGGCCTGTTCTTTGGCGGCGATCTGATCGTATGCCATTGCCTTGAGTTCATTTATGTTGATTAGTTTGCTGAGATCCATTTGCCGCACTCCTTATAGTTAGATTGTAGTTCGATTTTAACAATAAAACTATGCCGCCGCAATAGTTGTTACTGTTCCCGAAGATCCTTTATATTTCAAAGCACCCGATTCAACATATAAGTAACCGCCGCCGGACGGAGTTCCGGCCGGTGCTGTTTGGTTGAGTAGCGTCGACACTTGCGAAATTATCAACGAAGTTATACCGCTGTCGATTGTCATTGTTGCACCGGCGATCGTGATTCCGACGTTTGAGGTGCCGCGAAGTTGTAAGCTGTTTGTCTGAGCCTGAACACGAAGGCCACTCACGTTGTTGTCAATACGGCCGACGGCGATTGAGTTTCGGATCACTGAAAGCGCCGTTCCAAGTACATCGGTTGTTGTGCCGGCTGATAGTGACGCGTTGTTGTATACCGCGTTGCCGCTGTATGTTTTCGCGCCGGCGATCGACTGTGCTGTTGTAAGATCAACGAAGTTTTGTGTTGCTGATCCGGTTCCACCGTTTGCAAGGGGTAGAATGCCGGTGACGTCGGTTGTAAGCGTGACAGTTGAAAGCGTCGAGAGCGTTCCGAGGCCGAGGCCTGTTCGTGCCGTCGCTTGTGTTGTGCCGCCGGTTCCGCCGTTTGCGACTGGTAACGATCCGGTGACGTCGGTTGTCAGGGTGATCGTGCTTTGAGTTGCGAGCGTTCCGAGGCCGAGGCCTGTTCGTGCCGTCGCTTCTGTTGTGCCGCCGGTTCCGCCGTTTGCGACTGGTACAGATCCAGAAATGCCGGTTGCGTCGTATACAGCGCTTGTGACGAGGCCGTAGGTAATCAATGCGGTTGCAACGTCACCTGTTTGTCGAACAACAGGATCCGCAAGGTAGAAACCAAGTTTTTGAGTTGAGGCGGTACCGATCCTAGTTCCGGTTGTTGAACCGAGCGAAAGATTTGATCCGTCGTTGATCGTTATCAAACCGGCCTGATTGATCTTGATGATGTCGTCAGTCGCATTTGAAAGATAGAGCATATTTGTCAGTGCCGCAACGCGCATTCCGTTCGCGTTGTTGTCGATCTGGCCGGTTGTGATCGAGTTTCGATATACTTTGAAACTAGGATTGAAAACGTCGGTCGTCGTGCCGACGCGGACGGTGTAGCCTTCGACAGTGAGGTCGCCGACCATAGTGTCACCGGTCTTGAGGACGTAAAGCGAGCCGGATCCGGTGAGGCCGAGTATTTGTTTGACATGATCGGGCGACGACCATTCGTTTCCGGTGTTGGGCAAGTTTCGAGTTGCGAAGTAGTGAGGGCCGGCAACCGAATCACTGTTCGCCCAAGGGTGACGGTGATCGGCGTTTGCGGCGCGTTTGCTTTCGCCGATCGATTGTGAAAGGCCGACAGATTCGATCACTTGATCAGGAATGAACTTGTTTCGTGTGACGAGAGGCACCGAACGAGCTGATAGAACCGGCGTGTTGATCGAGCCGATCACAACGCCTATTTTTTGAGCTTTTATGAGATCGGTTCGGATTGATTCGCTTATTTCGATGTGAGTGAATTGCCCTTGATTTGCTTCGGCAACGCCACCGAACGTGTTTGTCAGTGCCGCAAGAACGACGTTGCTTCCGTTGTGAACGTCGGCGGTGATCGCGGTTCCGGTGAGTGAGGTGCTGTCGAGTGTCATTCGATCTTCGATGAGATTTTCGGTAATGTCATTCAAGAAATCAACGACGTATATGTCGTCATCAACGTCGGTGAAACTGAATTTTGTTGCAACGTTTCGAACGCCGACAGATGATAGTGCTTCGAGCGCTGTTTGAATTCGCGAGGCCATTGTCGCGGTTGTTGCCGAGTAAGTGATCGCGCTTGTTGTTTGGCCGTTGAATGTTAGTGTGAACGTGCCACCGGTGATCGACTTTGAGAGAACGATCGTTTGTGTTGTACCGTCCATACGAGCAAGAACGTCATATTGAGAGCCGCGAAGGGTGTGCAACGTTTCAAAATATAGCGCGGCCGGAATCGTTCGCGAAGGTGAAACAACGACGTCAACGCCTCTGTTCTCGTCGTCGAAACCATGAATTTGCATGTTTGACGTCGAACTATGATCTTGAAATTCTTTGACAACATAGTGAATCATTGTGTGAGGATTTCGAGCGTGATCGGCCTGATTATTTGTTGTCAGAGTTTGATTCAGGTCGATTGACGTTGCTGTCAACGTATCGGTCGGCGAACCGATCAGAAATAGCTCGCGGTCGAGCGTGACGATCACGCCGCCGGTTTCGTTGACGCCGGTGAGTGCCACGTTTGCTGTTCCGATACCAAGTGTTGACATGCCGTCGAGTGCTGTTTTAACTTGCGCGGCTGTCGCGTTGAAAGGTAGTGCAACAGAATCAACCGATCGGAATGTCATTTTGAACGTGCCGGACGTCGCTTTCGTGCTGATTGAGGTTCGGAAATAGTCGGTTGTTGATCTGAGGCATGTTGCAATACAGAGAAGTTGACCGTCGCGGAAACTGTTCGCAACAGCGGCAATATATTCACTGTTTTCATCGGTGTGAGGGTGTGGCGCGGTGATGATGTCGGTGAATGATCCGTCGAGGTTTTGGCGATAAACACCCCAGTTGAAAAGGGTGTTATTTGGTGCCGTCGGGTACATGAGAACGTAAGGTTTGAGGTTTACGGTGTCGTGTTTCTTGACGATCGCGTAGTCGAAGGCACTGAGGATCGTTTGTGCTTCGGTTATATCGACGTCAACGTACTCGCTCGCGCTTTGCGCGGTGATTGATCGAACTGCCTTGATGAATTCTTCTCGTTGCGCGTAGGTTGGCGCGGCGAAGTCGAGTTGCGGCGTGTCGGTTGTGATGTTGGCAAAGTAGTCGAGAATCCATTTTTGAAAATCAAAAAGGTCGGCCGGTGTGATGTTCTTGCCGTTGATCGGTCGAAGAATTCGCGTTTGATAGCCACGATCTTCGGCCGAAGTGAGTTCGCCGGCAATGTCGTCGTATTGAATCAGGTGCTGAGGTGACAGATGTGAGGTTTGTTCGATCACAGATGTTGACGAGATGAAAACGCCGTATCGGTAGCGCTTTGGCGATAGGATTATATAAACGTCACCGAGGCGAAGGGTCGTGCCGGTCGGCATGAGCGTGTAGTGTTGCATAATTGCGTCAACAGAGGTGAAATCGTCCGGAATCGGTTTGATGTTACCGATCCATTCACCTTCAAGAACAAGTTTCGTGTAGTTCGCGAGTAGCGAAAACTTGATGTAGAGAGGTGATTTATAATATTTGTCGATACCGTTGTCTTTGACGAATTCGCTGATGAGCATTTATTTGACCCTTCTTGTAATGTTGTTTTAATTATATCAAAGAAAGTTGACCGCGAGGTATCTTTTTCGATTTTGTTTTAGGTTCCGAAAAAGCGTGTTTTGCTTCGAGCGTTATGCAAGGCGCGTCATGGCCGCGTCGTTTGTTGGCTCGGATCTCAAATTGAGTGACGAAACAGTGTATACAGCGAAGTGAATTCTTGTTCATGGTTTGAGAATAGCACAAACAAAAAACCGCCGCAAGTACAGCGGCGGCGAAACTAGTTATCAGAGTTCCGATCAACATTTGAGATCGGTGAGCTGTCGTTTACATAGAGGATTGTATTTGTTGTGTATGTGCTATGTCAAGCATTATTTTGCATCCTTTAGTTTCATAATGATAAACATACCCAGCTCTTGTTTTGCAATAAAAGCGTTATGATAATTTAAGTATTTAACAGGTAAACCGCCGACAAGTTCTTGCATTGTTTTAAAGTAATCAGCGTTGATGTGAAATGTATCTGTTTCAAATTTAGATTTTATGATACTGGTGTAAATATCTTTCCAGTTCGGGTATGATACATCTGATTGCAATGCTTTACGTGACATACCGATAAGTAATTCTTGCTCAGTTAGCACATCTTTACTTGAAGCGAGCTTATACCAACGAATAAGATCGTCACGTTTTACAAAACGACCAACGTACCCGGACGCGTCGGTATCGAGTATTATTGCAGCAAGTGTGTAACCATTGGTTGCAACAAGATAATATTTATCTTCAAATTTATCAATATAAGCCGTTGTAAGGACTTCGCGAGTTTTATCGCTACTAATCACCTCTAATAGTGATTTTACTTGTTTTTTAGTTAATTGCATATGTTACCGCCTGTTACATATTAAATTTAATATAATTTCATTGTAGCATACAATCATTTCCGCTACAACAATGATATGTTGCCGGACATAGTTCAAGTTGTGAACATGTTTATGAACATGTGGATAACTACATTGTGAACATGTAATATTAATATGTTATAACATAAAAGGGGCTTTTACGTAAGGGTGAAAGAAGCAAAATGTCGTTCGAACTTCCGATGATACTCGCCGCTTTCACCCTTGCGTCGATCTTCGGCACTGTTGCCGCCATGTTTTACGGAGTACGTCAAAAGACGATCATCGAAACACTACAAGCGAGCAACAGTGCCTATGTCGAACGTAACAAACAGCTCGAAGCCTTAACAAAAGAACAAACGGTCAAAATATCTGCCCTCGAAGGTCGTGTCACAACGCTTGAGAACATCAAAACACCGGCGCTCGAACCTTTGATTCATCTGGTTACTGCAAACCACATCGAAGTAATGAATGCACTAGAAACGGTACAATAACGTCATCAATGATAGAACCACACCTCAAAGAACAGCTATACAACCGACTTCACCGGTCGAACACGATTATAAAAGCGTGTCTGATCGCCATTTTGGTGATCAATCTTGTGACATCAGTTTTTGTTGTTTTCGTCATTCAAACGAATCAACAAGAAATGCTCACGAGAGCAAGCGCGAATCACATTCGCACTCGACAGTACATTCAATGCGTTGCCGAACAGCTCGTCAACAACAAAGACGTTCCAATCGAATCATATGAAACATGCGTCAATAAACAGCGATAATATCGCTATAAGGATCAACAATGAACCTCAACGATAAACGAATCAAGAACCGACAAGCCCTCTCTCGTCACAAGATGTTTGAATACAACAAACTGATGAGAATTGTCAAAAACCGCTATTCATACATCATCAAAGACAACCCCGACAAAATCGTTTTGCCTTTCAGGTATGTCGAAAAAACCGTCGCCGAATCCGGCCGCGTGGCTATCTACAAACACCCTGACTACGGTGTCGCCGCGTACCGCGCGGTAATGGCCGGAAATCTCAATATATACGGACTCCCGAACACCTATTTTCTCTTTACTGCAAACGGCAAAAACATGGTTTCGCAAGTCAACGCCGACGACGAAAACTTGATCATCATGTCTGATATGTACAACGGCGAAGCCCTCTCACTGATCGCCGATCGTTACGCTGAAATGCTCGGCAGGATCCGCGAAACAATAAGCACGAACATCGCGGCAATGCGAACACCTTTCATCGTTCAGGCACCGAAGGAAAGAATGCTCGAAGTTCGCCTCGCGCTCGAAGCTGTCAACGAATCGCCCGAAGTCGTTGTTGACGACAACTTCGACTTTGCGAAAACGATCAACGTCGTCGAACTCAAAACACCCGACAACCTTGAAACGCTCGAAGTTGAATATCACAACACCTTTTCACGATTTCTCGAAGAAATCGGCTTTTCGTCGGTACTGATCACGAAAAAAGAACGCCTCGTTTCGGCCGAAGCTGATTCAAACGGATCAACACTGATCGCGTTTGACAACGAAGCATATGAATCACGCGTCAACTTCGTGTTAGAACTCAAAGAAAAATTCAACCTCGACGTTGAACTCGTAAAATCTAACATTGACATCTTGCGCGACTTTGGAAAAACAACCGAAACTCGGCCGATCGTCACCGAAGAAAAGGAACTACAATAATGAGTATTTTTGACACCCCTTTCATGGATCCGGCGATACCATTGCCGAAGAAGTTTCACGAAGTGATCGCCGACGCGACGTTCGTATTTCCGACCGACTACCCTCACGTTGCCGGTTTCTCTCCGGACGCTACGCGAACGCTCAAAGAAGTGATTGAACATGCGATCACAGAACACTATCACGATCACCATTTGAACTACTATGTCGTCGCTGATTTTCAACGACATTTCGACAACCGCCTCTATGCAAAAATGCTACAACATCAATACTGGATCGACCAATTTTTGCGCCTGATCGACGACAATCAGTTCTTTTTCAACGATGAAACTCAAAACCTATCGCGCGACATCTCAGGCAATAGCCTCTCAAAGACGTCTGACACCCCTCAGAACAGCGTTGCCGATATAAACAACTATCTTACAAGCGCCGACCAATCAACGAACAGCGCGGCCGCCACAGAGCTTAACACAATACACAAATCGACACTCGGCGACATCACCGTTCAATTCAACAATTTTGCTCACTTCCCTCAGTTTGTTGATGGTATACTTGAATCAGTTGCACCGGTGTTTATGCACTATTATGGCAACGACGAGGTTGATTATGGCACGACTATCTAAAGTTTCACTATCTTACATCGACATTCCCTCAAATCATGCGATCTCATTCGCGAACAACGCGGCGCGTGACGCGTGGTTTGACGGTCGCACAAAACAAGATTTTACAAACCTATACTACAACCGCGAAGAAGGCCTCGTTTTGCAAGGCATTCTCGACAACTTCCGACAATATAATTTCGGTTACTACCTCAACGAAGCCGGCGACCGAATCTATTTCCGAATAACAAACCTCACCTATGTCAACGAACAATCAACGATCATTCAGATCGAAAAAGATGTTTTGATGACATATCTTCCGACCGCCTCTATGCAACCGTCATTCATCGAACGATCGAACGAAGCACCCTCATCTATATATGACGGTGACGTTCCCGAAGTGAACTATGGCGGATCGTTCTCTCACACCTTGCTCGACACCTTCGGCACCCCTCAAGCGCACTCGTTTTTCTTGCAAGTGTCCGGCGGATCGGCGCAAGATGATGTTTCATCTACAACAACATTGTATTCACCGAAAAACCTTGACGACACGAACAGTGCCGATATTCTTTTCGCATCAATGTTCCGAACATTCGATCTTGTAAGTGATAGCGGTCAATGCGCTGACTTTTTATCTGGTTATATGAGTAACGGCACCGCCGATCGTATTATTTCGGCCGGTACCATACCAACCGATGATATTGACTATAGTGAAACGGTTGCAACCGGTGTAATGGCCGCATATATTAATAGCAAGCGATACACAAAAACTGTTTCAGTATCAACAGCATTAAACAATCGTATCGCAAAAGACAACGTTTCGGTGATCATCGCTGAAATTGACAACTTTGCAAATCAAATCGAAATACCGATAAACGAACTTGACGGCGGATCATTAACGCTTGTATATGTTACTGATCCAATCACACAACAACGTCATTATGGTGTGTTGTCTGGTGCCGACGGTAACAACGAATTAAAATATAGAATGACACTCAATGTCGGCACTTCGTTGCCGTCCGTAAACTTGCCGTACTATATGGCCGTTCGTAACATCGAAACCGATCTTGCGGCACAACAAACGAACAACCTCATTGGCGGCGCTAATTCTATTGTTTCGGGTGCAATTACAGGCGGCGCGGCCGGCGCGCTTGGCGGACCCGTAGGTGCCGCCGTCGGCGCTGTTGGCGGCGCGGCTATGGCCGGACTTGCAACCGCTACAAGTGCCGTTCAAAATCAGGTATCGGCGAACGCCGCACTTGAAAAAGCAAAAAGAATGACGCCGACCGTTTCCGGTACGGTGTCAGGTTTTGGCATTTTCGCCGCTCGTGCTGTCGGTGTCAACGTATTCTTGAAAGAACCCAACGGAACCGGTTTGCAACAACTTCTCGACTATTATCGCTTTTTCGGCTACAACAAATCGCGCATTTTGACGCCCTCGGTTCACAGTGGGCAACGTTTCTATCAAGGCAATGTCAACGGACATTTTCCGGCGGCGAGCGCTGTTGATATTCAAAATATCAGATCACTATTCAATACCGGCGTATGGTTATGGCCGAACGAAGGATCGTTCTTCAATTATTAACGTTTGAACGTTTTCTCGATTGTTTTCTTGAGTTGTATATATAATGCTCATTTTATTGTATCCATTCTAGCGCGGTATATGCCCCGCGCTGTGGCTATTATTGATTAATTAGCTTGTGTTATTCGTTCCCACTCTGGCAGCAGTCCTTGCGTGTAGCCGTAGGTTTGCAACTCACTATTAAGGCGTGAGTAATCGGCGTTAGCCTCGTATTTATGTATACGACGCGTGTAGTACTTGCGCCCCAGTATGCCGTTAGCATCTTTCAAGAAGATAGCACTATCAGTATCGCTGTGGTACACCTCAAGTGTTATGCCATAAGTAGTATCGCTAGCTGTTTGCTGTAGTGCCATAATTATTTACTCCTCTTGTCGATTATGGTTATTTTATTAGGTGTTTGGTAGTGGCCGAACGAAGGATCGTTCTTCAACTATTAACGTTTGAACGTTTTCTCGATTGTTTTCTTGAGTTGTATATATAATACAATAAAAGAAACGATTGTCAATACAAGTATGATCACCACCACGATCATATATTGTATGAGCAAACCTCGCAGATAAGGATCATTGATAACGTAGTCCATAAATTACCTCTTTCGACTGACGATTGATTGAATTGATTTTTGTGCTGTCACCTGAGAATCGAAGGCGACGCGGCCGCTTGTTATATAACTATATAACATGTTCAGGCCGTTGCCGACGAGCTTCGGCAAGGTGGCGACAGATCCGTCGGTTGTATAGATCCTTTTATATGGCCGATCGGTATTCTCAATATAAATGATCGTTGAATCTTTTTTGCTCAGTTTGGTGAACATAATATTGTAATATTCGCCGCCGATCACAACGCTGAAAAGCGGTGTTGTTCGTGCCGGCTTCGGTTGAACAAGCTCGCTGAACTTGCTGTCGTTTTTGTTGACGATCATGCTTTCATAGTAGCTCGTGCCTTTGGCAACTTTTCCGAGTTTCGTTTTGGCCTTCTCTTTTATATAGGCAACGTTTGAGAATGAATATATCACCACTTCGCCACCTTTGAAACTATATATTTTGTCATCTTCAAAGTCGCTTGTTTTTGGCAAACCAAGCTCGTGAAAAATAGGATAGAAACCGTTTTCGTTTTTGTTGCCGGTGGCGATCACGCGAACGTCGTTATTCATGCGCCCGAACGTTTCAATAACGTCGAGAAGTCGCGTTGCTTCGTCCGGCAAATAGCCGCCGTCATAGGCGACGAATTCATCCCAGAGAATCGTTTTGACCCCTTGTGGTGATATACCCTTCAATTTTGTTGTTGTCGATAGTGCGGTATTGATTCCGAGTTGCTTCCATGTGATTTCTTCGACTTCATTGCCGTCCTCGTCGAAGTCTTTTGATTTATAACCGATCTGGTGGCCGCCCTTGTAATTTCGAAAAACGCGGTGTTCGGTTTCCATATCGTCGAAAAAACGATCGGCCGTTGCAATAATTTCACTTTCACGACGTTTCAAGAACGCGAATTTTTCGCCGTTGTTTTCAAACCGCCTGAGAATACGTTGCTTTGCAGAGTATGTCTTGCCGGCACCGCGCGAACTGATAATGAATGTCATCAACGCGTTGCGCGACAGAATCGGTTCGATGTCAAAATATTTGAACCCTGACATAATTATTTTACGACATTAACTTTCACGACTTTTCCCGTACTCAAACCCAACATTTTGACTGGTATTTTGACGGTTTTTCGTTGTTGCCGTTTGCTTTTTGGTTCTGTCGGTATATAGCGAAAAATATGAGGGTACATTTCTTTGAAAATATCTTTGATCGGTTTCATAATATAACAACCTTCGGCAATGCCTTGATTTTTGGTAATTTCTTGATCCTATCGACTGACGTTTTGATCGAATATTTGATCGAGCTGTCGTCGAGTTCTTTCGCGTCACTTTCGGCCGTTGAATTCAAGATCGCGTTGACGTTTTCATAAAAATCATTATTTTTGAGAACGTAGGTCGGCACCTTATTAAAAAACTTGTTCGGTACATGGTAGCCGTTTGATTTCAAAAAGGTTTGCGCGTCCTTGACGAGTTCACCTCGTTCAACCGCGTTTTTGAATTTGCGAAGGCCGACGGCCTTGTCTTTGGTGATCGTTCGAACGAACGACATGTTTCCGGTATACCCGCGTTTTCGCGCCCAATATACAGCGGTATGTTTTTCTGCCTTGGCGCGTGGTGAAATGATCCGGCTAATATCGCCATTTTCACTGTACTTGATTTTGAACCCTTGACGCGACAGGATCGCTTTCAAGCGAGCATTTTCTGAGGCAAGTCGTTCAATATCGTTCATGTCAATGCTTCGTTTTCATCGAGATATACGCTTCAAGCGGATCATCTTCGAGTTGCTGTTGTTCTTCGGTAACTTTGACCGGCGTGTTCGATTGACGAATAAACAAGTTGTTGTTGACGTTCAACAATTCCTTGTTTCGATCTTCGAGTTTTGCTTTTTCTTCAACGGTCGTTTGGTGAACCTTCGTGGCTTCTTCGAGTGTCGTTTGCATTGACAATAATTGCTCAGATATGAGAGCGGCGTCGTCGCCTAGTTTCTCGCGAATATCGGTGACGAGTAGTTCGGCCATGTCGGTTTTTTCTTTGAAATCGTCCATTGTTGTGCTTCCCTTCTTGTAAAACGATCGAGCGCCCTCGCAATGGCGCTCGATCTGGTTACTATTTAGCGATCAACTTCGACAGTATAGTCGTTGTATTGAGTGCCTTTTTTGCTTTCCTGTTTGCCGTTGTAGGTGACACGAACGGTGTCGCCTTCGTTGATACCGGCTTTGAAAGCACCGTCAATGACTGTTGAAAGCCATACCGCGACGCGCTTGCCGTCGGCGACTTCGAGAACAGCCGTTCGACTACTCTTTGAATCGCGAGCTTCGTTGATCAAAACGACCTTGCCTTCAACAGCGTCACCAACTTTTAGATCGGCCGGCTTGCTGTTCCAGAAGGGTACGTTTTCGGTTAGATTTTGAAATGCCATAATATAAAACTCCTTATATTATTATTGTTATTTTCTTGCTTAATTGCAAGCCCAAGAAACCCGAAGGTTTCAAAGGTTTACGATCAAGCGGCCATTTCGATTCGAAACGCCTTCATCACGAGATCGCGCGTTTCGGCGAGATCCCATTCCATTTTTGTGCAAAAATATTCGAATTCGTATCGACCGAGATCGTCGGTAATTTTCAAAGGTAAAAATGTACTTTTGAAAAAATCGACTTCGTTCTTGACGACAATACCGCGAATTTCAACCGGTACGCCGGCAAGGGTACAATTCATATATTCAAGATATGTATCGGCCATTTGATCCATGACGTCAAGTTTGATGATCGTTTCTTTGAGTTGTAACGATACTTTTTCGATTACAGGTGTTGATAGAGTTTTCATAGTTACCGCCGTTCTTATGTTTACATTGTACATTGTAAACCGGAAAAAATACCTTGTCAAGCCTATTTTATGTCTTTTATCGTAAAATCAACCGGATTCAATCGAACACCGCCATGAACATACTTCGGAATCAACTTCACCTTCGAGAATGAGAGGCCGGCTTCGAAGTCGTCGAACGTGACTTTTGATATGTCGGCCGTTTTTGGTAGGCCGGCGACTTTGATGTCTTTATAATCGCCGTAGTCTGTCATATAACATTTTGCATGTAAAAATTTACCGCTGAAACCCTCTCGTTCGATCGCCCATTTGCCGAAGTCGCTGTCGTGAATGATGTCGGCCATTTCGCCGTTATAGTCTTTGATATAAATCGAATCGGTGTCGCTGTATACGATCCGATCGTAGCCGATCCGGTCGTACACTTCGAACAACGCTTTTCGCGCGGCGGCCGTCACCGCGATCGACACCGGCAAGTATTTTCCCTTGCCGACCTCTTGTTCAGGATCAGGCGTTTCGACGAGGTGATCTTCAATTTCGTCGAGTTCAATGAACCGGCGCTCGTTGATCAACGATTGTGCAAATTTGCCATACATTGAATTGAGGCATAGTTTCGCAAACTGTCGAACACCGGCTTTGATATATTTACCGTTTTCGTCAAGCTCGCTCGCTTCTTCTTTCAATTCACGAAGGTTTTTGATCACCGGATTGAAATCGCCGGTCGTCGCGTTGAATACGATATATCGTTTGATCGTCAGGCCGCCGAAAGTGTAATTTTTACGCGCTCGCTCATAGTCTGACCAGACAAGCGAGGCCGAGAAAACATCGAAGTGATTTTTGTATTTTGCAACGAACCCTTTTCGCGTGAGTGTCGGAAAACAATTCGGTTTCAGATCAACGTTTTCGGCCTCGAATTCGACGATCACAAAATGGTCGTCGTCGAGATATTGATCAATATTTTCGTTTGCGTCAAAATAGTGAGGTTTGCCGATCGGCATAGGCGCAAACAACATCATCGAAGGGTACATT